GATTCTCGTTAGATATTCTTTTGAAGATATAGCTAATAAAACCGCGTAACCAGTTGTGAGCAAACCCACTTTCTATGATCCAATTACATCCTGATTCTAAATCAGTTGAAATGCTTTCGGAAATTTGTGTTGACCCTGCTTACACCGATCTGGAGAACGCTCCAGTCCGGCCTCACCCGGGTCATGGTGAGGGTTTCGGGGATAGGTCCATCCCCGTTACTCTGGTCGATAGGACTAATGCTATAATTCGCGGGCTCGATTTAATTCTAGAGCACCATCGTGTTCATCACACGATCCGCGTCGCACTTTCCAATCAGGTGCATGATTACTTAGATACGGCTTTGGACGAGTCGGTTTGGTTGAAGCGAGGAAAATTCCTGCTCTCCTACCCACTCGCCCAATATCTTCGTAATACTATACCAGACTTCCCGCCCGGTGGTCCTTTTAAACCACACGGGCCCCTAAGATCTTGGATGAAGATACGTCTCCTTGCCTATAACAGGAAGAATACGCATCTTTGGACTAGTTGGCTGCAGGCGAAGCGTTCCGCTCTCCCTGCCAGTGATGAAATGATTAATCGCTCTTATGATGATCACTTTGCAACTTTGCATAGTGAGGATCCTGGAGACGATGAAATAATTGACCAGATCATGTCAAGCTCTGATTTCATTAACCACCTAGATCTTGTCCGTACGGGTGTCATTCGTAATTATTTAATGAAGGATTCAATGTTCACCCATCGACAACCAAGTCTCTCTGCAAGTTTGGATTCTACCCGTAGCCAGGATGGCGCCTATAATGATCTGTATAGGATGGCGATGAAATACTCGCCTGATAAGGATAGAATAATTAATTATACACACCTTCAGGTGATGACCTTTTCCCCGCGCTTACGCGTCGGAAAAGACCTGAAGTATAACGTTACTGTTGAATCACGCATCCCGTTTCCAGAGGATTATCATGACTGGAACGATCTCAATCTCTATAAGTGGATGATTGAGGACATGGGGACTCTCACGGCCAAAATACAAGGTATTGTGGAACCAATGAAAGTCCGAGTAATATCTAAAGGCCCCGCTCTCGATTATTACTCGATGAAGCCTCTCCAAGAGGCTCTCCACTCAACTCTTCGAGAGTTGAGTCCCTATGAACTGATTGGGAGACCCTTCTCTCCCACGGATGTGCTCGACGTTGTTCCCGATAATCCATCCTCTGATCTCAAGTGGATATCTGTCGACTATAAAGGTGCGACCGATAATCTATCGTGGAAGTATTCTAAAAGAATACTCCAATACGTGATCCAAGATCTCCCTTCTTATGAACAGGAGACTGCTCTATCTGTACTTGGTCCTCACCTTCTTCAATATCCAAAAGAAGACGGTAAGGGCTACGAGGATAAACCACGTGGGATTATGAGGAGGGGGCAACTCATGGGAAGTATATTATCCTTCCCTATTCTCTGCCTCGCTAATATGGGTCTCTATTTGCTTGTAACTGGCAAGCGCCAGCTCGGTATGTCCACTAAGGACCGTACCAACTTAGTCAAAATAAATGGAGATGATCAGCTATATCTAGGCACGGAACAGGAGTTCCAAGATCATATATACTTTGGGAACAAGGTAGGACTCGAGATGTCTGTTGGCAAGGCCTACATTCATTCCCGATACTCAAATATTAATAGTACAAGCATTGATTGTGTTATTGGTTCACCTCACCCTTATCAGATTAATTACCTGAATACGGGCCTTTACTTCGGACAGAACAAGGTTCTTTCGAAGAAATCCATTAAAGGAGAGGATAACCGTGATACTAGACCTAATGTTACAACTGTACTCAATAGAGTCCTATCTGGTTCATTGCCAGGCAGACAGGCCACATTATTAAAAGGATGGCTTGTTTTTCATAAGAAATCGATATCAGAAGATTGTGCAATAGAGATGCCACGTGGCACTCACTACCGTAATCTCTTCCTACCTGAGTCTATGGGAGGGATGGGTGTCAACCCACCGAGAGACTGGCGCTTCTTCGTCACTAAAGACGATAGAAAGTACGCTAACTCGATTACGAGTGGTAAGTTACTTAACCACTGCGATACTCAGCGGCCGCTCAGGTCGACTGATGCTATCAGCATCTCATCAAGTTTATCGGTTCCCTGGAACAGTATTTCAAAACCTTTTTTCACCCCGACGTGTTGTCAGCTCCGTACGACACGTTGGACTTGCGAGAGTCCATTCAGCGTAAGCCGCGTTCGAATGGCAGCCATCCCTTTTGGGATAGCTGTTCTCGCCTAGCATTACAGAGGATCGGTTGGCACCCGTAACCATGCCATGGGGTCATAATGTTCACGTCCCAAAACGGTGTCGCAAGACTCAATAATTCCGTACTAAGGATCTAATCCAGAATGTCTAGAGACTACACGGGCGGTACATTGTATTCATTATGATGTATAGTCCCAGTCGTTCATCTGGTATCCCATACAATGAACAAGATAAATAATAATGACCTCATCAGAAGAATCTCAAGGTTAGAGATTACAACTAAAAAAAGATCTATCCCTAGGCCTAAGGCTAAGGGACTCAATAAGAAGAAGAGGGTTCAGTTAATCTCTGGTCCTCAACCACTATCTAAGTGCGCTGAGGATTATCTAAGAGCTTTAGAGAACCCTTTCTCTGGAAGACCGGTATGTCTACCTGTCGAGTTCTCCTTTCCATCCTGTAAGGTTTCTTATAGGATCAGGGGAACATTCTCAACAAGTACCACGACTGGTATGGGGGGAATATCCTTCTCTCCCATCTCCTTCTTCTTTAATGATACAAATACAGTTGTTGCGGGTAATCCGAACGCCTGCTGTGTTTTTACAACAGCAGCATCACTACTATCAGCAATGCCCTTCCCTAGCGATGTTGGAGCCTCATCCATTGGATCGAACTCTACCTTCGCTACAACCGCCGGAGCAGCCGACGTCTCATATCGAGTCGTCGCTGCTGGAATCCGTGTCCGTAACTCTACTCAGCTACTTAATCGTGGTGGAGTAATTTATGGTCTCGAAACTCCTACTCACTACGCTCTCGATGGCATGGGGACTCAAAGCTTTAATGCTTCTGATGCTTCGGCTCTCGGTGACGTTAATGGTGAATGGAACTCGGTTGTTTGGCATCCACATGCTCCCGTCCCCGACTACCAGGATCTTAACTTTTCTAATATTGGTACAAATGCCGCCCCTAGTACGACATCGAATCGCTCTCTTGGATTCTTTGTTCAAGCTCCCACTGGAACTCCTCAAACCTACGAGTTTGAACTCGTGGGTGTGTATGAGACTACTGGACGTATAGTCCATGGCCTCACACCCTCGTACAGTGACCCTCAGGGTTTGGCCCGTGTACAGAACTCTCACGCCTCTATTGAGAGTCGTAGACCTGTAGTCGGTGATCGCTCTGCGTTCGCCCAAAATCAAATCTACAAGGCTGTTATGAATGCCGGTGCAACTCTTGTTGCCGGTGCCATTAATTACACAGCCCGCCGACTCACCTACCATCAAGGTGATGTCAATCCTAACCGTATTATGGCTAGCCGTTCTATTGGCCCCATAATACAAGAGATCGATTAATCCTAATCGACCCCTCAGGTACTGAACATGAAGTACTTTATGTCTGGTGATATGATCACGAAGCGGTGGTTCAAGCCGACCCATTGATTGGAAGAGTTCTTCCCTCATGGATAATCGCAACACATCTACCCTACTAGTCAAATCATAAATATACCGGTCCGAAGTCGACCAAGTTCACTGCCTTCCCAAGACCTTTGAGGAAAGGCCACGTCCTTCAACGTGGGTCCCTAGATACGCTGTCTACAACAG